GTTGTCAATGCTGGCATTTATTTCAGCGCTGGCTCCGTAGCCATTAATGTGCAAGACGGCCTCAGCTTGTCTCTTGGCGTCAAGCAAGACGGCACTAGCGATGAGCTGTTCCTGACCGTTGCAAGTTCCGGCAACGCTAAAGCCACTGGCATGCTGGGATGGATGGAAACGCTATAGCCGTTAAGCTATCCCCATCCTTTGCGGCTTCCCCATGGAGACCGTTAATCGAGACGACGTACAGGAGATGATTGATGCCGCCATCAGGCGGCACAATCGCAATGCAGGCATCATTTCAATGGTGGTGGGCTGGGCCGTATTGGCTTTCTATGCTGATGGCCTATTTCGCATGATAGCCCCATGATCAAAGATGCTTGGCGCACGCAGCACGTTGACGCCATTTCTGAAAGCCTGCATGAGTTCATCACGGACGGCGGCGCTGACGCTGCGCACGAGGCATTGTGCGACGCCATAATGACTTGGATTGACTACCACCAGAAAGAACTAAACGAATGGCGCTATTTGGCGGCACGTCTCAACCTTCCCTTGCCAGGCGACTCTTCAGTCTCTTCCAAACGGAAAAGCGAGACCGAAATCTAGAGGAGGTCAGAAAGAGCTTCCAGGAGCACACGAAGAGGATTGCGCAGGAAGATTACGAATGGTGGAATGCTTTGCCTTACGAGGAGAGGCTAAGAGCATTTCGCAGTGTATGTCGCCGCATTCATCAAGGCGACGCCGTTGAACATGGATCGTATCGCCATGTTCTTTATGAAGTGTTTGGCTTTGATGCTGATGCTTACGTTGACGGGATGGATTGTGGATATATGGACATTCACAACCTTATCGCTCGTGGATCTGAGGAGCCTCCCCATCTAGAGTCCATGTAATCCTGATTTCACCACCCAATGCCTTCACTGCATCGCTCGCCTCAGGAGGAGCCTGATGTTCAATCATCACCGATGGCACCGTTGCGTTGGGTAGTGGCGTTATTTTTGCTTCTGGGAACAGCTCTTGCGCTTTGTGAGCGAGTCTTTCCGACACGTCGTGGCGATGTTCAGCTTCCCATTGTTCCACCAAATCTTTCGCCTGTCTATCCACTTCGCGGAGGGTGTGTTCCGCCTTCCATGCGGCCCAGTCCGGGCGACACCATGCCATGAGCATTTTCATCCATGGATGAAACGCTAGAGAAGGCCTCTTCCTGATGAGGAAGAGGCCCAGCTCGTAGCACAGCGCATTGAAGATGACTTTGTTGGTCATTTGCTATTTGCGAATAGCTCTATCCTTCCTGGTAGACGCTGATGAAGATGGCGCCAGTCTTCAGCAGAGGCATCACTTGATCACGCAGGTGGGCATTATGCATGCGCACGCATCCGTGAGTTGCTAGGAGGGGCTGCATAGGCGCCCATGCACCAGGCCAACCATTGCCACTGCCACCACCGTGCAGCATAATCCCGGCCCTTCCATTGCCACTCTCTTGGCCTTCTAGATCGATCATGTCGAGGCTGTACCAGCCATAAGCCATGAGCGTGCGATCATATGCAGGCTTGTCTCCATTGATGTCGTAATCACGGTAGACAGTTCCCACCTTGTAAAGCCCAGGCGGCGTGTCCGTGTTGCGCAACTTCCATTCGTAGTCGCTGCCCTGGCCGCGTGCCAGAGCAGGAAGCTCCCACAGGAGCTTCCCTTCGGAATTAAAGCACTTGGCAGTTTCCACTACATCGTTAACAATGATGTGGTGGTCGCCTTTCTTGAAGCCAAATTCTTGAGGACGTTTCTTAGGGCCGATCATGGGAGAAATGCGCGTTGATTCAGGAGCATATTCCTTCATCAATCGCGATAATTTAACTGGATATTCGGGATCAGTGGCATACGACTGCGCCTTCAGCATGCGTGCTGCAGCGTACCTATTGGGCGCATTATTGACACCTTTGAAATGCCGATAGTCCTTGTACCATCGCGTGACAAGGTATTCAATGCAAGCCCTAAGGCTAGGGAAGTCAATGAAGCCCGCCTTAATCGTCACCCATTGTCCGTCGTACCATTCTTGAGTGGTAGTGGTGGTGCCACTACCTTTCAAGCCAAGGTAGTTATGGGTGCCAGAAACATGCCGCCCGAATCCACTCTCAAGGCAGCACTGAGCCGCCACAAGTTCAGGATATCGAGCGCCACATCTGCGTGCAAGCTGGAAGCATTCGTCCCAGAATGCACGATTAGTGGGCCACATGACCTTAGCCCTTCACGCGGAAGACAGCCTTCAAACCTGTCAGGACAAGCTGAAGCACGTTGTTTTCCTTGTAGGGAGTGCGCTCAATAACTTGATCCAGAGCTGCGACAATGATGCCACCAATGACAAACCATTCAATGCCGCCCATGGTAATTCTCCGAGAGAGTTTCCTTTAGCTTAGCGTTTGATTTCTAGGCTCCTCACCCGTGCTTCTAATTGCTGCACGTTTTCAGTGAGGGCCTCCAGGTTTTTGGTGATGCCTTCAACTTGCGTGGTAATGCGAATTTGTTGATTTCCAACGGCAATCATCATGCCACCAGAGGCCAATAGCATCCCAGCAGTGACCGTAGCCACAAAGTTAGCCAGCCCTTCCTTCACTGCTCGCTTTGCGGCATTTTCCTAAGTATAGCATTGTCTCAATCGTGATATTTTGACGATAGATTAGGGGCAACCAATTGAAGATTGGCGTCATGTTTGTGGCGTTTGAGCCTGATGATTACATCACTGGACTCATTGAATTACGAAAGTCGGATGCCACACGACGCTTCAGGAAATCCATCTTCGACGACTACCCCCTTCGCGGGCCGCTAAATCAATCAGCGTGCGCTTACTGTGGGCGATGGAATGAGAAGCTAACCATCGACCATATTGTTCCCAAGAGCAAAGGTGGTCCGCATTTTGCCCGGTGGAACATGGTGCCAGCGTGCAAGTGTTGCAACCTGGCCAAGACTGATCTGCCGGTGTTTGAATGGTGGCGCCCCACTGGCCAATGGAACCAGCAGCGGGAAGAGATTCTGATGGCGTGGACCTACGCCAATAGCTTCATTGACGCCCACACCGACTCCGCTGAATACTGGCGGTTCCTGGCTGAGAAGCGGGTGGTGCAGCAGGAAGTGTCACGGCGTATGAGAAAAGGGCCACAAAATGGCCCTTTTTCTTTAGCCGATTTGGGAGACTGTGGCTGGGCTGCTGCCTAGTCGTAGCAATTGTATTTTCCGCTCTTCGACAAGATGAGCGGAACTTACGCAAGATACGAGGCCAAGCTCAGGATAGGACACTTCATACACTTCCTGATCGTGCGAATCCACGTAGAAGCGCACCTGCGCATCATTGATTGAAGGCATCGGCATTGATGGCGGCCAGGGCTTTGTCTATGTTGGTGAGCTGCCTTGCAGGCCATTCGCGAGCGTAGCTGATTGCCAGCTTCAGATCGCGAATGAGAGGCTCAGCACCGCAGTCTTCACCATCATCGCAGAGATACTCATCAATGCTGTCGAGGAGCCGCTCGTAGCGGCTCTGGGACCACTGCTTACGCCAGTCTGTGTCGAACAGTGGAGGAGTGCCTTCAATCGTCATAGGAAGTCCGAGGGAAACGGCGGTCGAGGCGGATGGCGTCATCGATGATTTCATCGGCGACGGCCATGGCCGTGTCCAGCTTATTAAGACGATCTAGATACCACGCAGCTTTCTTAAGACTGTCTTTTCCTTTGTGTCGTTCTCGCCACACGTACTTAGCGATATTGCCTTTCAAAAAGCCGCGAAACTCTTCAACAGTGAGCTGGGCCTCGATGGCCTCAATGCATTCCACCCCAGTGCCACTTGTGTAATGTGGCGGATGGTTCACCATGAGATCAGAAAGTTTGTCCATTAGCTTTGAAGGCTGCAAAGGATTCTGCCACAATAGGCTCGGCAAGCTCAGCCATACAGTCTGCATAAGCACGGATTTCCCATTGCGAATCTGCTGGCTGACGCAGGCTTAGGAAGTGCAACAGGGCCTGGAGGCTGCACGTCCAAACGAACGAGGTGTAGTGGCACGTCGGCAGGATGCCTCGTGCCTGCTCCTTGCTCACACCCACTGCCAACAGTGTTGAATAAGCTTCTCGGACCACTTGCAGAGCCTCTGCGTATTTCAGCTCGGCAACACGAGCACTGCCCACATCGAGCGGACCGGCAGAAGCCTGCTTATTGCTCTCGCTCTGCTTCCTGAATTCCTTCGGGAAATAAAATTCTTCGCTATCAGCAGCGCAGTAGCGGAAGCTCTTCTCGTTCCAGCCCAGTTGATCGTTGGCGTAGGAAGAGCCAATGACGTGCTTCCACCATTGCCGCGCCACAAACAGTGGCGCTTTTACTTGCCATTTGAAGACAACGCCCCGGAACGGACTTGTGTGGCGATGGGCGACAAGGTAATTGAGAAGCTTTTTCTCCCTTGGGCCGAAGTCAGGCGTCTCAAGGTCAAAGCTCTGCCTGGCATCACAAACAATGTCAATGTCACTTCCCATCCAATCGAGAAGTCGAACAGAGCTAATGCCGTCACCGAGGGGATCATGCACCTTAAAAGTTTCAGAAGGAAGGGCGATCATTGTTCTTGGCGGAGTCGCGAAAGAGCTGTGTAACCAATGCGGGAAGGATGGTGTTTACATTCATCCCATACCACCTGTGCTCGTGGGACGGAACGCCCCATTGAGTCTTGCTTGGTTTCAAGAGCCAATATTTGTCCCTTGAATCCTGAGTCAATCCATCCATCTGCAGTGAGTGATAGAAGAACCACCCGCTGCCCAGTTCGGAATTGTTCATGATGAGGAGCTTTCATCGAACGACGGAAGGGCACCCTAGGCAAAACCGTAATCTTCTGTTCGGCAGTTTCGCCAATTTCCACGGGGTGAACAAATGTCTTCCGCCTATCGCGCAGGGCTACGCTAGAGGAAAACGAAAGAGCCATGAAGTACAGCTTGCCTG